GCGGATCTATTTCTTCCCAGTCTTCGACTGGTTCTTCAGTTTGAACATTTTCTATTGTTTTTGGTGCAGATACGACTATTGCTGATTTCTTAGCAAGAGCTTTTCTCTGCTGTTTTTCGATTTTTCTTTGCTCTCGAACTTCCATGATTTCAGCTGCTTGTTGTTTTCTTTTTTCAATAGCTTCAGCTTTCAATCGTTCTACGAGCTCTCTTTCCTGTTTGTTGGAAAGTTTTTTGGGTACTGTCTTCGCAGGAATTTTTCTTAACTGCGCATGTGCTGCTTCAATTGCTTTATACTTTTCCCTCTCTTCAGCATCACGAATAGCAGTAGACAGTAACTGCTGTTGTCTGAGTTCAGCTCTTTTCTTTTTATCGCTGAAATTCTGAACTGGTTGAATGTCTTGATAGTCATTCTTCAAATGAGTGTTTTTCCACGTTTTTCCTTGATTAACAAAGCGAATAGAACCGTTGTTAAATTTTTCTAACCTCTGTTCATAAGTATCAAAAACAAGATGTGAACTGAATCTCTCATGAAATTCAGCATTGAGAATGCCACCGTAACGATCATACTCTTCTCTTCCATAATGAAACATCTCAACTAAAACACATAAAGCATTATCTTTGAATGCTTGAACATCGGAAATTTTTCTCGTTTTCCAATTCATAACGTTGAGTACCACGTTCAACTCAAGCGGCGCAAAAACTAGACCGTTTACAACATCAAAGCGTCTTTTAAGATAAGTGACTTCGAGGAGGTTTTTACTCTGGGAAGTAAAAACGTCCGATTTGTCAGCGGGAGTGTAAACATGTCCGACCTTAGCCATAGTTTCCTTAATAAAGTCAAAATTATAGCCAGGCAAATTAGTTGTAAGCACATGATCATCACCTCCACAGTTAATAGCGGTCATTTTGAAAAAGTTTTCGGCCATTGCATCTTCAAAGGGGACTTCAGTAACTTTCATTGTATAAGAAACAAAACAGTACATATGTAGAAGCATGTTAACAATGTTGTTCCAAACTTCAGTAAGATACTGTCCAGATGGATTGGGTCCTTCAGTTCTAAATAAAATATTACGAACTTGATGCTTGACCATAATGATCGAATTGAGAAGATTTGCGCGAATTCTGGAGTAACGGGAATAACGTTCTCTCAAATCTGGACGTTGTTTTGCTTTAGCGCTGAACCATTCCATAATAACTAACTGCGCACAGATTGCAAGATCAAAAGAAATATGTTTATCGTATTTCTTGTAATCACCATCAAAAGCATAGTGAAAACGATTCAGATCTTCATACAATTCTCTCCATTGTGGAGAGTGAGGGTTGATACCAGTAGACATATGGAACTCTACAGGTTCTGATGAAATTTGCTCTCTCATTGTTCCAAAATACTTTTTCATAAGCAAAAATAATTCAAGTGAAGATCCATCAAAAGCTCTCAATTTTCCTTCTTCAACTTTAGCTTCATCTAAAACTTCATCCTTGAAAAATGTGATGAATGGAATATCAATAGGTCCTTCTAATAATCTTTCTTCAAGTTCATCCAAATCCCTTTGCAACTCACAATCTGGTTGCAGAGACAAACCAGCATCAGTACATGTTGTGCATTTCTTGATCTGATGTTTAACGCAAACAAAAAATTCTCCTTTATCTGAAGGTCTTTTCAATAGTTCATAAGAACGGTAGGTACCGCTCTTTTTCATATCAATTTTGGGAGTAACCCCTAAATTGCTGACTCTACCATTGATAACTTCATTCCAAGTCAAAGGTTCAATTTCCATACAAGGAGGAAATTCTTTTGCGAGCACTTCTGCACAAACTGAAAAGATTTCTATTTGATCAGGATCAAAATCTATTTGCTTTATTCCGTAATCCTTCAGAGCTTTCAGAATCGGATCAATTCTGATACCTTCTTTGTTGACAAAGGGCTTTTGGTGTACCGGGACTCTATTGTTTTCAACCAATAAACCAGTCCATGCGGTAGGAACATACATCGATTTTGTCGGTTGAGTAATGCTAATCGGTGTAGTAGCAACGACGTCAAGAGTAGAAATAACTTCTTTCCAATCAGCACTAAAGTTGTGAGCAACCTCATGTTCCAAGTGTGGAATTTCTTCTTCTCCTCCAGCTTGTGGTGTAACCGACTTGAACAACGAAAGAATTTCTCCGACCATTTCTCTGGTTAAAATCTGACCAATTGCTTCATTTCGGGCATTGTCATAAGCAATATGTATAGCAAAGAGAAATCCTGGAATACAAGACAAATTGTAGTATGGAGAACCACAATTTCCATTTTCAGTTCTGTACTTAAAGGACACATAGTGGGCTAAGTTATACCCGTAGGTATGTTCATCATTTGGCACAACTAAATGTTGCTTCAATTTTACAGGAGCTTGCACTGTGTTCGTGGACAAAAGACCTTTGGTATAATGAAATGTGGTAAGAGCACTCACTCCATTGGTAACATTCGCAATATGGTCGGTCGGAATAAATTTCGCTGTCAAATCCGAATGAATTGAGATTTGTTTAACAGGATCCAAATCAATAATCATCAAATCTCCTTCAAGATGGTAACAATCAAACTTGGGAACAAAGCATCCAAT